CCTCTTCCTGGTTGAGGTTGGTTAGACGATCGGTGGCGGCGGCGTCTTCATCGTCCGGCAACTCCGGGCCGGTGAGGTCGCGCGGTGGCAATTCCCAATTGGCATTGATGGTGACGAGATCGGCGAGTGCGGTTTCGTCATCTTCACGGTCGACATGCTCGGTCGTCAGGCCGAGCTGCACGCCATGGCACAGCACGCCCGCCATCATGTAAGGGCGGCTTTCGAGAAGCTGGAGCCCGCGCTCCGCGCCCGCCTGGGCGGGCTCAGGGGACAACAGGCCGCCCAAAGTGAGATCCAACGCGAAGGCGGCCGTCGCCGCGTCCACGAGCGCATCCATGACGATTTCGCTCGCCGCTTCGTCCACGACAGCGAGAAACCCGGCGATGCGCCAGTCCGTCGTGACGAGCACGGTCGAGTTGAGATGCGGGCGGCGGCGGAACCCGATGCGGCGGACATGCCAGCCGCGAATATGTGTCGTGCCGCCATCTTCCCAGGCATAGAAGGTGCGGAACGGTCCTTCCTTCGCCGCGTAGCGCTCGAAGCGGTGAACGCGGCCGATCGCAGGCACGGTTTCGAGACGCGCCGCGATTGCTTCCCTGATTAGCGTGGAGCCCGTCATCGCGCGGCCTCTTCAAGCCGTGCCAGGGCGCGGGCGGCGGCTGCCTCATAAAAGGCGACAACCTGACCTTCCGCCGCCTTTACGCCGTCGCGGAACATATGCGCACCTTCGGTGCCGTGCGCTGCGATCTTGAAGCGGATGGCGCGGGCGATCTCATCGGCTTCCTCGCCGCGCTTGCCGAGCTTCCTCGTCACCCAATCGAGCAGGGGTTCGATGGGCGCCCAATGCGGCTTGGAGCCATGCTCGACCGGCGCGGCATAGGCAAGGCTCGTCGCCACCTGACCACGCACGGCATGCGCAGTGACGACGACGGGCATCGCACCGATGCTTTCGCGCAAGGTAGCCGCACCGCTTGTGGGCGTCCGTTCCTTCACCTCGCGCTCGATGAGCATGGTGCTCTCGACCGTCGCGGCGATGGCCTCCTCAAGAAAGAACTCTGGGCACTTCTCGAGCGCCGCCTCGATCGTCGCGCCGCGTGGCGATATCCGAAGGTCATCCGTCACAGTCGCGGCCTCCGCTGCGTCACGCGACGGCCGCCGTCCGATGCTGCCGTCGGTTGCGGAACCGTGACGCTTGCCGGACGCGTGCGCTTCGGGTCGAGGCCGAGAATGTCGAAATAGCGTGCGCGGAGCCTTTCGGCGCGGCGAGCGTAATTGTCGGGCTTCGTGCCGTGCTGGACGGCATCGGCCATGATGAGCGGGTTGCCGTCGCCCGATGTGTCGGCCGACATTTGGTCGAAAAGAAGCGCGGCGGCATAGCTTGCCACCGCCTCGCGATCGGCCTCCGGCACCGTGTCTGTTTCGGCGGTGAGAAGATGCGCGGCGAGAATGGTAAGGCGGATCGTGGTGCCGGATGGAAGGCCACCTGGGAAAATCAGTTCCGCGCCGTCGGGCGTGTCGTAGCGCTGCCAGTTCTGGCGCGCCAGAAAGGACGGTGGAATGTTTCCGATTGGATACTCGATTGCCGAGACGTTGCCGTCGGCAGGCCAGTCGAGCCGCGAAGCGGTTGCAAGCGTCTCGTCGCGCACGATCTTGCGCGGACGGTCCTTGCCGTATTGAGCGAGGGCGAGATCGAGCGCGCGGCCGAGCTGCGGATCGCTCACGCGGTCGCGGTCGTCGCGCAGCAGATCGGTCGTAATTGTGAGAAAGTCGTCTCTCATCGCGCCAGTACCGTTTTGAGGGAGAAGCACCGGGCGGTAGACCGCCCGGTGCTTTTCGTGTGCGAGGCGCGCCCCGTCAGTCGGCGACGACGGACTTGTGAGCGCCGCGCCAGTCGAGAGCGTTGCCGCCGTAGATGTGACGGAGCTTGTAGGTCACCTTGTCGGCGGTGAAGAGCGAGCCGACGGTGGGGCTGTCCTGGACGAAGAGTTCGGGTTCTTCGTTTCCGTCCAGGAAGCCGAGTTCGATGAACGGGATGTCGGCAACGTCCGCCGTCACCGCCCAGTCGCTCGGGTCCGTCCAGTACCAGACCGGAATGATTTCGGGCACGAGTGACTGCACGAAGGTCTTGTCGTTGTTGGTCGAACGCTGGAAGAGATTGTAGGCCGTCTCTTCGAGACCCGGCGGGAGCCAGAGATATTTCGGGCCGACGCCGATCGGATCGGTTGCGCCATACTCCACCTGCGACACCATCGCGAGCCGGGCTGCCGCGTAGGACTGCGCGGCGAGCGCGGCAGAGCTGAGGTTGGCGTGATCCGCATGGAAGAGCGCCTTGGTGTCGTAGATCGTCGGGTTCGCGCGGATGAAGTCGAGCACGAACTTGGCGAGTGTACGCTTCGCAGCGCGGGCGAGTTTGCCCGGAATACGCTGAACCGCGCCGACATCGTCGTTCTTGATCATCTCCAGCGTGATCGTCTCAAGGCCGCCACGCTTCGTGACGGCATACTCGGCCTTCTCGTCTGTCGGCGAGGTGAGGGCAACATAGTCCGCACCCTGCGCCACGGCCGGCATGTCGCCATAGCCGCCAATACGGGTGCGCTCCTGCTTGCGGAAGTCGTTCACGGGCACGGGCGTACCGGTGAGGAGCTTCCAGAAGTCGTATTCGACGGCGCTGCGGTACTCGGCCACCATGCGGCGGTGAATGCCATCGCCCAGCACTTCGGAGAAGGAGGAGCTGTCGAGAGCTTCCGTGAGCCGCACGGCGTCACGGGCGCGGCCGGTCACATGGCGGTCGCCCGTGATCTCTACGTAGCACTCCTTGAAAGAGCGGGCATGGCGATGCTGTTCATGCGTCGGGTCGAAGAAGGCGTCGATCATGTCCGCGATCTTGTCCGGGCGCGACTCGCTTTCGACAAAGCGACCGCCGTCGCCGAGATCGAGCACATGGCCGCCGCGAAGGCCGCTGGAAGAGAGATAGGCGGCTTCGTCCTTGATCGCCTGCGTTACCTGCGCATCGCTGAAGCTCTTCGCTTCGGTGAAACGCTCGATGAGGCGATGCTTTGCCGGATCGGGCAATTTCGATGCGTTGACAGCCTCGCGCATCCGCGTGCGGCGTTCGACCGCTTCGACGAGGGCAGTACTGTCGCCGGTGCCTGCGGTTTCTTCCTTCTTCATCGCCGTGGCGAGAAGTGCTTTCAGTTCGTCGTCGGTCAGGGCCGCAACATCCTTGCCTTCCAGCAGGTGCGGAGCGTTCGCCTGGATAAGCGCGATGAGTTCGTCGCGATCCATTACCTTGGTTCCTTCTTCTCCCAGCGCTTCAAGGAACGAGATGACCTCGCCGCCCGCGCCGGGCTCTACGATGAGGTCAACGGAATTGATTTTGGTGAAGGCTTCGAGGATGCGGACGCCGTTCGCGCCCTTGCGGGCCTTGCCGTCCGCGTCGATGGAGAGGCCGAAGAGTTTCGAGAGGCCACGCTTCGTGGCCTCGCGAAGACGGACGGCGGAGGGATCGTCGTCTCCGACGATCAGTGTGAGGTTGGCGCGGATTTCGCCGCTGTCGGGAAGCTTGCCTTCAACGAAGGCTGGCTCCGAAAGCGCGCCAAGCAGGTTACGGACATCCTTCCCGCCTTCGCGGAGATGTTCGAGGTCGGACTTCACGAACACGCGGACGCCCTCGAAGAGAGACACCGCCTCGCGAAGCACCGCGTCGGAATAGAAATTCCGGTTGCCGCTCAAGCCCGCGCGAATGACGCGGACAAGATAGGTGCCCTCGCTGCCGTCGACCGCTTCGACGACGGTCGCCGCAAGCGTAGCGGATGTGTCGGGTGCGGCGGGCGGCGGCGTCTCGCCGATCGGGCGGAATTCGCGCGTCACCTCCACGGGGTTGCCGAGCGCCACGTCCTGACCGGAGATCGTGTAGCCATAGGACATGAGCTTGCCGTCGATCTCGACGACGACATTGTCGGGATAGAGAGCGACGACGTAGGGCCACGGATCGGCGTCGCCCGAAAGTTTCAGAACCTCGCGAATCTTGCCCTGGAGAAGATCGCGGACGGTCAGCATGTCGGGCTCGGTGGCCTCGCGAAGGCGGACGCCGGAGACGCCGCGCTTTCCGAGCAACTTCATGAGTTGATGATGCGTCATGCGTTGCCGCGCACCTTCCGGCCATCGACCGTGACGATGACGCCTGTCTTGAGGTTGACCGCATGGATGTAGCCCGCCGGTACGCTGAGCTTCTTCGCCAGGGCCAGTTCGTCCTTCGTGAACTCGCGGGCGGGCTTGCGGTCGGGAAGCTCTGTCATGGCCTTCTCGTTGGTGACCGTCTCCAGCTCACCGATGCGGCCGATAAGCGTCTTTGCCGCCGCGTCGGCTTCGGCGAGCTTTTCGGCGGCAGTCTTGTTCGCCGCTTCCAGCTCCGCGATGCGGGCCTTGAGGGCGGCGGGATCTTCGGCGGCGTCACCGCCGGTCGCAGTTTTCTGAGACACGCTCTTGCTCCGTCGTGATTGGTGTGGCTACCCTCGCGATGCGCAGCGCCGCTCTCTAGCCGGAAGCGCTTCCGGTCATCCCGATTGCCCCGCTCGGCGGGCAGGCTCGCGCCACGGAAAATTCGGCCCAAAACCCCTCAGACATCGCCCGCAGGCGGCCAGACCCGAGGCCGGGCCGTCAGCGCGCTTGTTAATCGGGTTGTTAATCGCGCAGGAGAAGCGTTTGAGGTTTTTGGGTAGTCGGGGCGTTCCCGCGCTCCTGCGGCAAATCAGAGCGCGTTCGCGATAATCCGCTTTTGCCGGTTGGCGGTGATCTCCTCCGGCGTGAAGTCCTGACGGCCCGGCCGCATGACTTCCCAGCTCTCCATGAAGGGGATCGAGCTGCATCCGCAGTTGATCGTGTGCTTCGCGGCACCGGCCGGATCGCGAGGGTGCATGAGCTTCGTCCCGTCCGGGAGGTCGAAGGGCTTGTCGACCTCTCTCACCTGGCCGTCGATCAGGTCATGCTCGATGCGGCTGTGGGTCTTGCCTGAGCGCCGCCATTGTTTCTTGAGGCCGGGCAGGAGCGCCGCCGCCTGTTCCTGCCGCTCCTGGGCGGCGGTGGAGAACGCGGTGCCGAGTTGATGGCGCGTGATCGTCGCTGCCCGGTCGAGCCCGCCCGTCTGAAGCTTTCCGGCGATCTTCTGTGCGGCCTCGAAAGGCGTCTGCGTTCCGATTGCCGCTTGCGCCAGCTCGCTGTTGATGCTGTTCGCGAGCTTCACCGTCACGTCCTTGATGCGATCCGTCGTGAAGCGGCGCATGGCGAGTAGGCGTCGGTTGTCGATCGCGAAGAGATCGGCCGATATGTCGACAGCGGCCGAGGCGAGCGGCCCATCGATAACCGCAACGCCCGCCGTCCAGGTCGATGAGAGGCCCGATTGCAGTGCGGCGTTGGCCCCTGCCTCCAGCTCCGCGAGCGCGCGGGCTACCGATTGCTGAAGCTGGACGAGCTGCCAGCGCCGGTAGTCTGTGGGCGCGCCGGAGAGGATTTCGGCGATGTCCTTCTGAGCCTTGACGAGCTGCGCACGAACTTCCTTGCCGGTGTCGGCCGTGAGACGGATGCCTTCGCGCAACCGCCGCTCGCGCTCCGCCGCAAAGCGCTTCGCGCGTTCGCGGTCATTCATCGCCCTTTACCTGCGGCTCTGCCCCTTCGGGGTGAGGCTGCGCGGGAAGCGGTTCCATAGGCGGCATGGACGGCAGCGAGAAGGCATCGCGCTCGCGCCGCTTTGCCGCTTCCGCCTGGGCTGCCTTCAGCTCTTCGACGGGATCGATTTCAAGGCCGAGAAGCGAAGCCGTGAGAGCGATGAGCCGGACGCCGGTGGCTTCCGACATGACGCCGCCCGCGATTGCCTGGGTGACCGAGACGACAACTTGCTGCAACGCCGCCGCATATTTGGCGATGTCCTTTGCGGTGAGTTCGGGGAACACGGCCGTCGGCTGCAAGGCGTCGTCATTCTCCATGCCGATCAGCCCGATGGCGGCGAGGCGCTGGCGGATGACGTATTTCGCGAGTTCTTCGAGGACGGCCTTCAGGAAGCGCTGGCGTTGCGCGAAGACCTTGTAGGTCGGTTCGCCCATGCTCGACGCGGTGGCAAGGTTTACATCGCCGCCGCCGCCGAACCAATGTTCCGGAACTGTCGATCCGGAAAGGATGTGGTTCCGCGCGATGCGCGCAATACCGTCCGCGTCCGCCGCCTTGAGGTCCGGCGTCAGCACTTCCCACTCTTCCGAATCATTGTGAACGCGCACCGAGTTCGGGCCGGGCGGCTGGATCGTCTTCGCGCGCTCGTCAACCTCTTCCGGCGTGGCGTTCTTGAGTGTCACATCCCAGACCACGCTTCGCTTCTGCACCGCGCCGTCGATCTCGCCGAAGACAAGCTCTTCATAGGCATCCGCCATGTCGAGCGACGAAAGAATGTCGCTCCGGCCGCGCCGTCCGTTCGAGAGATCGTTAACGCGCCAGAAGAAACATTCGCCATCGTTCATCGCCTCACGCATCTTGCATGCCGCGATCCCGAAGAGATCGTAGTCGTCGCCGTTGTAGATCACCCGGAAGAGCTTCTTCTTGCCGTTCGGCCGCGTGACGCGGACGCCGATCGGGACGGCGGCGTTATCCGGATCGCAGATCACGCTCTCGATTTGCGACGGGTCGATCTTGCCGAGCCGGACGTGACCGGTCAGATCATCGACGAAGACCGGCCAGAGCTGTTCGCCGAAGAGACCGAGTTCACGCACATGCTTCTCAAGGTTCAAATCCATCCGGTTGATGGGGTCCGTCCAGAACTTGTCGAGCCAGACTTGCGCCTCCGGATCGTCGACCTGAAGCGTGACGCCTTCGCCTAGAAGGAAGGCCGTCTTCAGCTCGATCAGCCGGTTGGCGATATTGTTGCTTTCCCAGAGATGCGCCGCGAGTTTCTGCATTCTCGCCTGCGTCATCGGGGCGAGGTCGCGGCCCTTGTCAGCGCCGACGCGCCGCCAGCCGTCATCTTCGGCCGAAGCGCCCGCCGCTTCCTTCACCCGTGTTTTGGTGAAGAACCCTTTGAAGAAATCGCTTATCGCCATGGTCGCCTCTCAAACATCCGTCGCGCAGTACCCCGGCTGAACATGCCGCGCCCGGCGACGGCCTTCATCTGGCTGTCTTCGATGGTCGCGCCCGCCGAAGGCCTGCCGCCTATCGAGACGGACCAGAGCATTTCGAGTGCATCGAGGCCGTCGTCGTGATCGACCATCGGGTAGTGCCGCATCTGGTCGATAAGGACTTGCTGGCGCGGGTGCAGGCGGATGAGCGCGTTGCCGACATGCGGCTGGATGCACTCGATGCGCAGCGCCTTATCTGTTTGCGGGATGACGGGGATGGCGGGTACTGGCACGCCGCGCTTCGCGGAGTCCGCGACGAGCTGGGTGCGAAAGAACTCCTGAAACTGCACGGCCTCGATAGCCCATTTGAGACAGCGATATTCTTCCTGAAGGGCGATGATGTCGGAGATGATGCGCGACGGCAGGCGACGGCGGATGCTTGCTTCCACGACATCGAGAACGCCGGTTTCGCGGTTCATGCCGCCGATCAGGACGGCGGAAGGATCGCGTCCCTTGTTGTTCTTGCCGAGCGAGGGATCGCATGCGCCGAAGAATATCCAATTGGACAGACGCTCGACCCAGAAAGTGATGTTGCCGAAAAGCGCATCCTCGCTCGAAATGGGATCGTTCTGCTGTTCCGCGTCGAACGCGCCGACACCGATGCGAACGCGCAGCTCCATAAGCGAGTAGAGCGGACGGACTTCCGGCCAGCTCACCTCCGCGCCGTCCTCCATCTCGTCGCGATGCGCGGTGTAGAACTCGGCCGCCGCATCGCGGCCGTCATTGCGGAGCACTTCTTCCCATCGCTCCCATAGGTCCATGCGATCGGGCCACTCGCGAATGCTGGACAGTTTGATCGACTTCCACATCGGATTGCGGAGCTTGCGTGCGAGCACGCTGTCATAGTGCAGGATGGTGCCGATATAGAGCTGATCGAGCGAGCCATCGGCCGCGCCGACGTTAGCGACGGCCTTATCGACCCAATCTTCCGTCTTGTCGCGCTGTTCCGGCCGTCGGACGTTTTCATCGTTCTCGATATCGTCCAGGACAACCAGATCCGGGCGGTGAGGGCCATGCCGCATGCCGCGAAGGCGCTTGCCGTTGCCAAATGCCTGAAGCTTTACGCCGGAAGTCGTAATCGCGACGCCTTCCTTCCAGACGCGGCCTTGTCCGCAAATCTCCGGGAAGTCGAGCTTGAGGCGCGGGTTAGCTTCCAGCTCCACCTTGACCGCTTCGAGCATCGACGCCGCCTGGTCGAAGGCGTCCATGAGAAGCAGGATGTAGTGCTTCAGGCCTCGCGCAATGCACCATATCGGAAAGAGCTGCGAGCAATGCGTCGACTTGGCTTCGCCTCGCGGCGCGGCAATCGCATCGTTCTGCCCGCGCGGGTCCGCGACAATCTCCGGAAGCCTCTTGTAGAGATATTGGTGAAGCGAAGATGCGCTTTCCGACTTGATGTAGTGAGGGAAGTAGGTGCGCGCAAAGAACTCATAGCCATTCGCCGCAAGGGCCTTCGCCCGGCGTTCGGCAATCGCGGACGGGCTGTCGTCGAGACCGGAGACTTCCGCCTCGATCTTCTGACGCAGCTCGGTTGCGACCCCGGCGATAAGGTCGCGGAATTCCTTCCTTGTGACCTTACGGCTTTCCCAATGAAACCCGCCGCGCGCCATCAGCCATATTCCTTCGCCAGCTCGGCCGCGAAGGGCTCGATGACTTCGAGCAAAGTGCCGACAAGATCGGGCCGCTCGCCGCCGACGTAAGCCGCGAAGCGCTGAAGAACGTCGGTGGCAACGGCGAGGCGCGAAAGCTCAGGTGATGCCTTGCCGACGGCGGACATTGTCTTTGTGAAGGCGTCCGCAAGCCGCGAGAGAACTTCCGCCTTGGCTAGAGGGCCGATGTCGGCTGACGTCTTCACTGCGTCGACCGTCGCCTGGTGAAGCGTCAGATAATCTTCGAGCATGAGCTGCGCGACATTGCGGATGCCGTCGCCCGACAGGCGGGCGGCCGAGCGGGCGCGTTCCCAATCGTCGCCGTCATTCTCTGCATCCGATTTCCAGCGCCGCGCGGTCGCGTAGCCGATGCCATGCTTTTCGGCCGCCGTTTCGAGCGGCAGCCGGTCATGGACATACGCCGCTCTGACTTTCGCGCGGAGTTCGGGCGGGTGCGCCATGCTCAACCCTTCAGTTGGTCGAGGGCGAGGGATGCGGCTGCCGAAAGGGCGCGGGATGGCTTCTTGACACCGGGATAGCTCCGCTTGCCTTCGGCGACGAGCACGCCGCGCTCGGTCAACATTGCGCAAAGCGCACCGCGCTTGACTTCCGCGACGACGAGGTTTTGCTCGTGCAGCCATGAGATAGCGCCGCGCACCTGGTCGCGATCGGCCATGATCGCGACACCGTTCACGAGGTCGACAAGAAGGCTTTCATGGCCGGTCTGTTCGGGCAGGTCGAGAAGTGAGCGCAAGACCGCGATGCGGAGGTGCTGCGTCCATGCCTGGGCGGCGTCTTCCATCATTTCTGTCCTCTGGCGGCGTCGGCGAAGATTTGTTCGTGGCGAGTGACGGCGTTTTCCACCCGCTCGACGAGCCTGCCGAGGCCGCGAATGTCGGCGTTCGTTTCCTTCACCGCGCCCGACACGCCCGCGATTGCGACGTGCAGATCAGCGAGATCGCGGCGAGTTGGCACTTGCTCCAGAACGGACTCCGTTCTGTCGAGCCGCCGCTCCAGCTCCGCAAGCTCATCCTTCGATGCGAACCGCTTTTCCGCTGACCACATGAGCCACCCCAATAGAAGGTTGAAACCGAAGGCCAGAACCGGCCAGTATTCGAGAATCCAGCTCACCCCTTACCCCGCATCTTTCCTTGCCTCTCCGCCGCTTCCTCGCAAAACGTGCAGCGCCTCGCGGCAGGCACGGCGACAAGACGGGCGGCAGGTATCTCGTCTCCGCAATCGGTGCAGTGAACAGTTTCGCAAGGAGCCGCCATCGCAGGCAGCGGGAAGCGCTTCCGCGAGGCGATGATTGCATCCCGTTCCTCGGTTTCGCGCGCGGAGGCTCTGTCGAAATCGTCACTCACCGCGTCGTCTCCAGTTGATCGCGGAGTTTGTCGAGCCGCGCCATCCATTCCCAGAAAGCCGGGAAGTCATCTTCGCCTAGGCGCTCCAGCTCGGTTGCCACCTGCGTTCCTGCCGGTGGCCAGGCGGGACAGGCGTTCGACGAAACCGGCGCGTCAGAGGTCGCCGTTATGCATGCGCTCAAGAAGCTCATCGCGAGAAGCATGAGGCCGAGCTGCAATGTCAGCTTGCTCATCGAGAATTTTCCGTTGCTCGGCCGACTGGCGTGCTGCCTCCTCGCTCTTGCCTGCCGCGCGCGCGGCAATTGGCCCGGCGAGAAGCCGGGCCAAGAAGGCGATGAGCGAGGCGGCGAGCTTCGCCCACATCAGGCGGATTTCTTAAGGAGACGCGCTTCGAGCATCTTCTCGATGTCGTCGGGCATCAGGTCGAAATGATCGAGCGCATCGGGAACGCGTTCGGTGAGGTAGTTCACCGCGTCGGCGAGAACCTTGTTCTTCGTCTCGATATCCGGAATCTTGCCCGCTGCGTAGTCGGTCAGGTTTCGGGTTCCCCAGGCAAGCGCATTGTCGAGCGCAGCATCGAGATAGGTTCTCGTCTTCTCGTCCAGTTCGAGACCGGCACGCTCGGCCAGATAGTCGATGAGTGCGTGAATGCCTGTGCGGATCGCGAGACCGATTGCGCCCGCGATTATGGCGATGACGAGAAGGGCGATCGGTGCGAGGTCGATGGTGTAAGCCGCCTCGTCGGCCGCAAGAGCCGGGAGAGCGAACGCAACCGCGCTCGTGAAGATGAACGAGACGGCGAGGAACAGGATGGATGCAAAGGATTTGAGGCGCTGCATGAAGGCTCCTAAAGGTTGGGCGAGACGAAACGATTGAAGTTGGCGATGAACTCCGCTTCGGTGCCCTTGCCGAGCGGCGTGTTGTAAACGCGCTTCCAGACGCGCGCCTGTCCCGCGAGGTCGCCGGGTGCGGGAATGGCGGCGGGCGAGCGGTAATAGACGAGCCGCGCAATCGCGGTGGCGAAGGCGAGATTTGTCACGAGCTGACGTTCGGGATCGGGCCATTCCGCTGCGAGCGAGAAGACGGCTCGCTCTGCCGATGGCTTGTAACGCAGGTAGTTTTCGCAGATATCGCGGTAGGTGGCAGGCTCGACCTGGTAAAGTCCGCGGGCGGGGCCTTTGAGCTGCACGAGGTGGCGGAAGTTGCTCTCCTGGGCGATGGTGCCGAGAAGAAGTTCAGCCGCGCCGTCGCGCGCAAAGCCGGGGAGCTCGTCGCCCAGATAGAGCAACGTCGGCTGAATGACGTGATCGCGAAGGTGCCGAATGTTCATGGCGGCATGAAAGCCGCCGAATGCGCCGCGACCTAGTCGGAAGCGCTTCCGCTGTGGTCCGCGTTGCGAGGCGAGACGAACATATCGATCTGGCGCTCGTCAATGCCGACGCGATCATTGGCCCGAACCATCCGAACCCAGCGCTCCGTTACCGAGAACTTGCGGGCGACTTCGCGCGCCGTGCCCTTGGCACGCATGATGAGCCGCCGTTTATGCCTGACGGATGCCAGGTTCGGCACGTCGAAGGAACCGGCACCGAGATCGCGGATAAGCTTCTCGGCCGCTTCGATGCCAATCACCTGCGTCAGCCTGTTGGATGGGTCGGGCGAGGCCGGGATATAGCAGGCGGTGCCGCCGAAGGCTTCGACGAGACGAAGCGTTGCTGCTAGTCCGATGCTACCCTTCACATGGACAAGCGATGCAGGCCATCCCTGCGTTTCTTCGATCTCAGACATCGGCCCCAGCCCCCCGGATGGTTCGCACTCTTTCCCCAAGTTCCGCGATCAAGGCGTCGGCCGCGACGGCGGAGAGCTTGTGTAGATCAAACGGAGGGCCCGAATCACCTGCTTGTTTGAGGATGCGGCGTTGCGCCTCAATGACCCGCGCACGCGGATTATGGCTAACGACGCGATTGCCCTGGCGATAGGGTGCCCAATTGACGCCGCCATCCCGCGAGGCTCGTTCCTTCAGAGCCTCGATAAGGGCGAAGGCGTCGTCACCGCGCACCCACTGGAGAGCGGCGAGGCCGAGTTCTTTTCCGCCCGTGACGCGGCGGGCGAACCCGGTAAGCGCTTCTTCCGATGGGTCGGGGATTAGGCCGAGGTGCCAGAGCGAAAGCCAGAGCGCGCGTGCCTTGCGGATTTCCTTGCCGTCGGCGGATGTCCTTGTTTGTTTCCCTGTATGGATTGGTTTGTGTGCGGGCTTGAAGCCGAGGCGGCGGCACTCCTCCACTAGGCGGGTGAGCTGGTTCTCGTCCAGCGCCTTCAGCGACCGCTCGCCGGTCATGCGCTCGACAAGATCGCGCCACGCATCGTCGTCCAGGCCGAGCTGCTTCTTGGCGATGTGGAGCTTTGCATAGAGCTTTTTGCGGAGATCGGGGGCGGCTTGCATCAGATCCTCACGACGATGGAACGGGAGACAGTGAGCGAGATGCCGGGCTCGCGCTTTCGCCACACGAAACGAAGCGTGACGCTACGATCCGCCCGGAGATAGGGCCGCGACGACGGGACGAGTTTGTAGCCGTCATCGAGCAGGAGGTTGTGGAGCGCCGCGAGATCGGCGTTGGCGGTCGCGATGCGCGCCATGTCATGCGCGGTGAGCGCTTGGAGATACCGGCCTTTGCGGCGCTGGCGGCGGCTCATCTGCGCGCCTCCCGGTCAAGGCGCTCTTCGCGATCGCGGAGAATGCGGGAGACCGAGCGCGCCGTGCGCAACTCCTCGGCCGACAGGGGCGAGGTCTCTCGCCGCATGTCGGTCAGCGTGCTCTCATAGAGATTGAGGCGCGCTGCCAGCTCGTCGCGGAAGCCCTCGTCGCGCGAAATCTCCACGATCATGTCGATGCAGGAGAGCACGGCCTGCGCTTCGTGGAGGCGCATGTCCACGAGGAGTGCCCCCACCGCCGCGAAGAGACGGTTGGTATGCTCGCGAAGAACGAAGGCGGCATAGGCCTCCAGCTCGTTCGGTCCCTTAGCCTGGAGGACTTTCGCTTCTCGCTTCGAGGCGGCGAGGTCGCGGCATGTCGCGATGAACGCCTCGCGGATTTCCCTCGTCGCCTCGTCGATGGAAGCGAACTTCGCCGCCTCCTTCGTGGCGGCGCTTTCCGCCTCCAGCAATGCGCTTATCTGCCGTTCCGACATTTCCCGTATTCCTAGTCTTCGAGAAGCGCGGCGAAGGCCGCCCAGTTGAGGCGGCGGCTTGCGGCGAGGAGGCCCAGCTCGACAAGCGTGTCGTCGAGATCACCGGGCTGGAGCGTGTCCGGCAACAGGTCGCGGATGGCCCGAACGGAATTGCGCACGCGCTCGCCTGCTTCTGCCGCCGCACGGAAAACCGCAAAGATGTCCGCGTCCAAATCGAGCGCGGCGAGCACCGAGGCAATGTCTCCAAGTTCAGCGTCCGCGTCTTTCCCCGTACAAGGCATGTAGAGAACGCGGCCGGAAGGAAGGCGGATGAACCGGGCGTGATGGGCGTTGGCGAAGAGATGCGCCACGTCTCTCGCCGGGGTGAATGTCTCGCCGGACTGAGCTTTTTCGCTCATGCCGCCCTCACGAGATTGAGAGCATCGCCAATCGCCTTCCAATCCGTGCGCTCGTCGCCTGCCACCGGCACGTCGGCGATGTCGAGTTTCAGCGTGATCCAGTTCGCATTTGCATGCGGCCGGAAGCGGAACTGAAGATAGGACTTGCTGCTATCGACGCGGATCGCGGCGCGGAGCGCATCCT